ATTTTTAGTGAGTTAAAAACAAAAGTTAATAATTCTAACTCACATCTTAAACAAATTGATAGATTAGGATCTTTCGAATCAGATGATGAAACAGGATTTATTTTCAAAGAAATAAAAGATATAATGAATAAATTAAATCAAGGATTCTAATGAGTGCAGTTGATGATTTTTATAAATGGGTAAAGATAGAAGAAACATTGCCGCCCAAAGCAAGAAGAGGTAGAAAGCCTAGCAAGAAACAATATTTTACTTATATAACTCAAGAAGCAATTATAGCCTTCAATAAAGAATCCAATTATTCACTACGTAATAAAATTTATAAAGAATATATTGATTATCCATTTAATAAATTAGTAGAAAATATATTTCATACGTTTAAATTTAGTTATTTTGATATCCCATATGAAGATATTAAATGTGAAGTAGTTGCTTTTTTAAATGAAAAAATACATAAATATGAAGATGGTAAAGGTAAAGCATTTTCTTATTTTTCTATTATAGCAAAGAATTATTTAATAATTCAAAATAACGCTAACTATCAAAAATATAAAAGGCGTACGGATACAAGTTATATAGATGATAGTAGAGATATAGCAAATGAAATGTCTATGTCAAACTATCAAGAATCGTTACGTGATTTTGTTAAGTTATGGTGTGATTGGTATGATACTAATCTTAATTTAATTTTTTCAAATAAACGTGATATATTAGTAGCTGATACAGTTATAGAATTATTTCGTATTTCTCATAATATCGAAAATTTTAATAAGAAGGCAATATACATTTTAATAAGAGAGCGAACAGGACTTAAAACACAAAATATTACAAAAGTAATTAATATAATGAGAAATGATTTTCAGAAAATGATGAAAATGTATCAACAAACTGGTAGATTAATTACATAATATTTTTTCCTTTATATTTATTTTAAAGGATCTAATGAACGATTTCGAATTATTTCAAGGCACGACATTTGCTGATCTGATGAAAGATGTTTATCATAATTCAAAAAAGAAGTCGCGTCAAATAGATTCATTGATACAAGATTTGAAACCTCTTATAAAAAACATTGGCGATGCCACAATCATAGCTCCATTGTTAAAAGATTATTTAGAAGTATCTGTGAAAAATGACGATGCCTTGGTAAAATTAGCCGCGGTGGTTCAAAGACTAGTATCTACTTCTAAAGATGATGATGGTAATGAGTTTGGGTTATCTGAAGAAGAAAGAAATAAATTACTTGAAGAAGCTGAAAATGAATTAAAAGAAATCAAAAAAAGTCAAATAGAGGAACCTAATGGAAGTGTCAAAATGGACATCAGCGGAAGTAATAGATAATAGAATATCATTTAATAGAACTATAGATAATAAAACTTCTGCAGAACTTAGTAGAGGGGTCATTCGTGTTAAATTTAAAAATGATAAATTTTCTAGAACTGTAAAGTATGCATATCCTATCAATCCATATGATGTAACAATACCTAAGATAGGAGAGATGGTTGCATGTGCACAATTTATTAGTTCACAGGCTAGTCCTTTCAATAGAACAAGAGAGTGGTATTATATTAATATAATAAATACTTTTGATCAGTTATATGAAAATAAATTGGTCGGTATATTCGATACTGGTACGCCGGGTTCATCTAATCTTACCAAAGGAATACAATCAAATGCAGTTAGTACTGTCACAGATGATCCAGATGTAATAAAATTACAACCATATGAAGGAGATAGAATATTACAATCACGATTTGGATCTTCGATTAGGTTTGGTTCATCTAATACTTTTGATCCAGATATAGATTATGCTGCAAGTAATCCTCCATGGAAAGGTGATAGACCAGATTCGCCTATACTTATGTTTACTAATGGATATAAAACAACACCAGGCGGCAATCCTGCTTATTCAATTGAAGATCCTAATAATGATGCATCATTAATTTATTTAACTTCAGATCAAAAAATATTGTTAGATGTATCACAAACAAAAATAGGGTTGGGAGCATCTCCAATAAAAAATTATATATCTCCTCAAATTATTTTATCTGCTGATAGATTAGTATTTAATGCTAGAAATGATTATATAGTTTTATCAGGAGGTAAGTCAGTTAATATAGCTACACAAAATTGGGCAGTTAATATGGATACATTCTTTTCTGTAGTCGATGATATGAAAACTCAAATAGATGCACTTCAAAGAGAATTAAATAATTTAACTGTACAGTTTCAGACGTTAGCAACAGGTATACAAACTTTTGGTATAGCACAAAGTGCAATAGCAGCCGCAACAGGTATATTATCTCCACTCGCACCAGCACCAGCAACCGCGGGAGTAACTGCAGGAACTGTATTAGGCTCTACTAGTCCGATACTTAGTAATTTAGTTAAAATAAAAACAGACTTAGTTGCCATAAGTCAAACTATAGCAACTCTAAAGCAATAACATATTTATAAAAAAGGATAATCAATGGAATCAAAATCATTCGTAAAACTATTACGTAAAGTTATAAGAGAAGAAGTTACGTTAGCAGTACGTAGAGAATTAAGATCTAATCTTAATGAAACTAAAACTGATCATAAAAAAGTTATGAAACATGGGTTAGAGTTATCTAAAATGGCTAGTAAAAAACCAAAAAAATATGTTAAAGATCCTATGTTAAATGATATTTTAAATAGTACAAGTCCATTATCAGAAAATTCTACAATGAATTATAATAGTAGTATGGCACAATCATTCAAAAGTATGATGTCAGAAGAACCAGATGTACCACATGTAGCACCTATGACAGATATTACTGGTAAGGCAGTTAATATTAATGATCAAAAAGTAGCAGCCACAGTTAATGCAATGACAAAAGATTATTCAGCTTTGATGAAGGCTATTGATAAAAAGAAAGGTAAATAATAGTTGGCTAGACAAGTATATACATATGAGCCTTTCAATGAAACCCCTGATGTTGCTCTTGGTATTCTACTACCGTTCAATAAGAATGCAGGAGGTAATAGAGCTGTAGGATTAAATTACAAATCGGCATCCGGCGGAGGTAAAGGAGTATTTGTTTCATCTTTCACTACTCAAGAACAATCCATAAGTAATTTAAAAAATTTATTATTAACTATAAAAGGTGAAAGAATATTTCAGCCAGATTTTGGTACCAATATACAAAACATATTATTTGAAAATAATACCATAGAAGTAGAAGAAGAATTAGATCAGACTTTAAGAGCAGATATAGAATTTTGGTTACCATATATTAGTATAAGAAATTTAGATATAGTAAGAAATGTTGACGAACATTCATTTTTAATAAAGTTAGAATTTTCGGTCACCGAAGAAGGAGCAAATCGAGAAATTATTATTTATGCTAGTCAAGAAAGTATATTCATTGATGATTCTTCTACAACAGTAACACAAGCAACGCCTACAACAACTGCTGGTAGTGTAGGTGGAGGAGGATATTAATGGCTTTAATAAGAAAAGAAGTAAAATATTTAAATAAAGATTTTGGTCAGTTTAGAAACAATTTAGTAAATTTTGCTAAACAATATTTTCCTGATACATATTCTGATTTTAACGAATCATCTCCAGGAATGATGTTTATAGAAATGGCATCATATGTTGGGGACGTATTATCATATTATTCAGATCAATCATTTAGAGAAAATTTATTATCTGAAGCTCAAGAGACGCCTAACGTTTTAAAATTAGCACAGTTATTTGGATACAGAACTAAGGTAAACTCTCCTGCAAACGGTAGTTTAGATGTTTTTCAATTATTACCTGCGATAGGCACAGGCACAAATGCAGCGCCAGATTGGAGATTTGCTTTATCAATACAATCAAACATGTTAACTACAACAGGAGATTCACAAACGTTTAGAACCTTAGCTCCAGTTAATTTTAATGTATCATCATCGATTGATCCTACAGATATATCTGTATATGAAATAGATAGTTCAGGTAACGTACAATTTTATTTACTTAAAAAATCAGTTCCTATACAATCAGGAGAAGTTATAAGTACAAATTATTCATTTGGTGATCCTAAAGCGTATGATAAAATAGTTTTACCAGATAGTGACATA